ATGCATCTTGATAGCCTGCACTTTTTACCGCTTCCTCCAAAATACAAAAAAAGATTGATTTTCTTTACAAACCACTCATCAAGAATTTTCTCGACAACCGTATCATCTGAAACTTTTGATAAAGAAACAAAATTAGAGTTCATCAAACCCACCATTAAAATCAATTAACTCGTTGAGTTATAAACCAAATAATATTAAACATCACTTATGATAATACAGATTATGTGATCTTGGTCAAAAATGAGTACAGTTCCGAATTCACCTCTCCGACCGCCTAAGATAACCAGCGGCTGAATTATGCATTTGGTGAGCTGATAACAGTCTTGCTAGCCCCCCCAATCCGCACTAGAATCAGGACTGAGACAGCGAGGCTTTCACGATGACAAAAAAAACAGTACATAGTCAGATCACTAAAACTCAAATCTATCGTTCTGTTGCCAGCTCAACCGCAATTGAAACCGGTGTTTCTGTGCACAAAATTGAGCAGCAACTCAAACAAAATCAGGCACAGGCAAAAGCCGTTGGCCTCGCCCGTTAATCTGGCAAGATGTCGCTCACCAGTTGCATCATAGGGCTGTAGTTCCCTGACACACCAGCCTGTATTGCCTTGAAGTAAAACGCCTTCTGCTCATCCCACAGGCTGTAATCAAGTAAGCCCTTCCCTGCCAGAACCGACAGCACATCGCAAAGTAGCCGCGACAGACGCCCGTTACCTTCTCTGAATGGGTGGATCAAAATAAACTCCACATGGCATTCAGCCAGATAACTTACCAGCTCCAGACGAGCCAAGGATTTCAGCGCACCAGACTGAGCGAGAAACTGTTTCTCGAAACCATCGAGAAGAAGTGGAATCCTGTCGGCAGCGGCAAACTGGAAGCCGTCCTTAGTTAAGTTGGCATTACGCAACCTCCCCGCCCAGTCATACACATTCCCCAGCCACTGGCGATGCCACCTGCTGATGTGCTCAAAAGCCAGCGCCTCAGGCGGCTGGCCCTCAATAAATAGCTGCTCATACAGCATCAGCAGTAGGCCCGATTCCAGCGCCTCCATTTCCTCTTCATCAATGATCCCCAGTTTATTAGATAGCACCAAATCACCAGAGCCCGGCTGATAGCGCTCTTCTGCTGAATTAAGCTCATATTTTGCCAAGCTCTCACCTCCGCCCAAACAAGTTCACAACGTTGTTTTCCTGCTGTCGTTGATAGTTGTTAATCCGATCTTCCCAGATCTCAAGCGCCCTGCGCTTTTCAGTAAGGTAATCATAACGATCATAGTGTTTCGAGCTAACGTCGTTCAAAGCGTGATTCTGGATACGGTCGCGGATCTCTTTGCTGATCCCCGCCTCCCCCATCAACGTTTTACAGGTGCGACGTAAATCTCGCGCCGTGAAAACTTTAAACTCAGGATTAAAAGCCCGGAAATACATGATGGAACGCGCCAGACTATCGGTACGCACCGGTCGTTCGCCGTTGGTCGAGAGCGGGAAGATATAGGGGCTGTTACTTTCCTTAGTCAGTTCTTTCACTGAGGCTAATTCACTTAATGCCGATTCAGTCAGCGGGATCAGGTGCTCCCGTTTGTTTTTCGATACATCGGCAATTACCAGGAGCGTCTTTTGCTGCCAGTCAATCGCGCTCCACTGGCTGGCAATCATTTCAAACGGACGCTGCCCGCCAGCATAAACACAGAAGCGGATTAGGTGCTGCATCAGTGGCCCAACGTTAGTTGCCTGAGCGAACTGCTCCATGACAAAACGTAGCTCTTCCAGCGTTAACCATGTATCACCCACTTTTTCCGCCGAAGACTGTTTCGGTATGGCCGATACCGGATTTACTTCAAGACCGAACGTAATACCCACACTGGTATTCATCGGATCGTTATCGGCTTTTAAGCCGTAGTTAAATGCTGCCATCAGATACGAGCGAATCCGGTTAGCATGCACCACCGCATCACGCTGGATAATGCCTGAGAGGATGGTTTTGATCTGCAGAGGTGTTACATCTTTCGCTTTGGTTTCTCGAGGGATAACCGTGTAGCACTCTTTTTCAAGACGCTTCAGGACATCAGCCCAGGTCCGCTTATTGTCGAGCTTCATCTTGTTAACGTAGCCATGCACCAGCTCATTAAACGATCCTTGAGAGCGATGGATCTGCATAAGGTGCTCTTCGGCCAGGCGTTGTTGCTCAAGCTCTTGTTGGGGCTCTTTTCCTTCAACAAGCCAGGCTCCATACTTTTTCGCCAACTCATTGGCCGTCACCAGCTTCATCTCAGGCCAGATGCCCAACTGGATGAACTTCTCTTTCTTCCCTTTCTCAACGTAATAACGGAAATAAAAAACTTTGCTGCCTGAAGGCTGAACCTTAACGCCAAGCCTGCCGGTGCCACGTTGAGCACTGTTGCTCCACACGTAGTACGACGTACTTTTTGTCTTCAATCCACGTATAGCAGTCTCGGTAAGATTAGCGGCCATGAGGTTACCTTTCTGAGGATAAGCGTTACCTGACCCAATGCCCATTTTGGGTCAGGTAATGGGTCAGGTAAGGATAGTACAATGGGGAAATGAGAGAACCAATCAGAAACAAAAATAACTTCATAACTGATTGATTATAGATAATTAAAAATACAAATAGAGACAATGACGAACAATTAAAAACATACCAATTTTATGACTCATAATCGCTTGGTCGCTGGTTCAAGTCCAGCAGGGGCCACCAAATTTAAGTAGTAAATACATACAGTTAGACCACTCTCGCGAGTGGCCTTTTTGTTTAATCAAAACCCATTGGCAGCAAAATGGCAGCAGGAATTTCATAAAAAAACCCGCCAGCAGCGGGTTAGTACGAAAGTTGTTGCTGCAAACCCTTCGGATGCGGAGGTGCAGAACTGATTTTTTGAGGGCGACAAACAGACCTGACGAACGTTTCATGAGTAACAAAAGTGTGCCCGCATTCAATATTTGTGCACTGGTTATAACGTTCTTTGGTTTGGCGGGAAACTTCAAAGCTGCTGCGTGTATGTGCGGCCTGACCACACAACGGACAATTCATCATTTTAGCCTTTTCCCCACTTTTGCTGTAATCGCAATAATAATACAACATAATTCCATTTTGTGAAGTAATCATTCCATTTCGAGATCGTCAATTTTTACCTCAAATTCAATGCTGGTTGTGAAACCACTGTCAGCGCTGACCGTGTGCGTGAGCGTGGTGATCGTCCATTCAGCTTCATCAATGGGCTGCTTAAAGCCGCTCATCTTCACGGGCATTTCCGTATAGAGATCGGCCCGGCCTTCCGCCAGTTGCAGGGAGAAAGACGCAACACCACGCTGCAAACGCTCCCATTGCATTTTGGCGGCCCGTTCAGCATTGGCCCGGTTAGCATAGGTCCGGTTGAGTACCAGCACGTTTTCATCCGTGCCGACCAGATAATCTCCCTGCTTTGCCTCCGGCTCTTTTGCTGTCGTGGTTTTCTTCCGGCGCTTAACGCTTGTCGTTTCCTTCTTTGTTGGCTCCCGCGTATGCAGCCAACTGGCAATCACGCCCGTATAGGCACCACGATCTGCCAGGCTGAAACGGTGGCTGTCTCCAGCCTTGCGGGTGATAGTGATTACCGGCAATGGCTTTCCGCTGGCAGTTCTGCCCTGCCCCTGGCGGATAAACAGCAGATGCCCGTCTTTTACAGAGGCAATGGCCCCAAACTGCCGCGCCAGCTTCATCAGGAAACTCGCGTCGCTCTCGTTGGTCTGGTCCAGGTGATCCAGAGACTTATCGGTCAGGTCATTGCCCAGGGCCATTGTCAGGTTGTGCCGGGCGGCGATTTCCTTTACCACCTCCCCCACCGTTGTCTGATGCCATGATTTTTCGCGCCGTGTATTGAGGGTTTCACGGAAATCTGCGCTACGCGCCCGGATGGTCAGCCGGTCAGGGGCACCGCTGTGTTCAATTTCATCCACAGTAAAAGCCCCTTTAGGGAAAAGCGGCTGGCCTTTCCAGCCCAGCGCCAGCTGAATCACTGCCCCACGTCGCGGCAGGGCGATCAGCCCGTCGGCGTCGTCCAGCTCCAGATCAAGCTGGTCCGCTTCAAAGCCCCGGTTATCCGTCAGCGTCAGACTCATCAGGCGGGTATCCAGCACGCTCGTCACGTCCTTACCTTCAATGACGATACTGAAAGCCGGGCTTTTACTGTTCAGATTCAGAAGATCAGATTTAACGTTCACTGCAGCAATCCTCCTACCGTGTTCTTAATCCCCCCAATCGCAGAGGCAGCAGAGTCCTGCAGGTTGCTGAGCTGGTCACTCAGGCTCCCGAACATGTCAGACAGCGATTCATCAACCCGTTTGAGGGTGATCGTAAACTCAATGCGCCTGGGCATTCCACTGGCAAAAAACTCCGTCTTTGTCTGGCTCAGACTTTCAATAACAAACATGCCGTAAATGGTTCCGCTGCCTTCAATCAAAGGCCAGGCTTTGCCCTGCTCTGCCATCAACTCCAGCGCCAGTAATGACAGCCTGCCTCCAGTCACTTCCGGCAGCAGAACCCCGGACAGTGTCAGTGAATCATTATCCGGGCCAAGAAACTGCGTTGACGGGCGGCGGTTCACCCGGCTGTTGGCTGCATGTCGCCAGCTGCGCTGATACTGCAGCTCCTGATAAGGGACAGTGCGCAACATAAATACATATAAACCCAGCACCATCATCATGATTCATATCCCCCCTGATCGCTGAAATTGCTGCGCGCTTTTGCCCTGGTCTTGCGCTCGCGTTCGTCAAGCTGTCGGGCAACTTCACGGGCAATATCATGTGCACTCTGCCCTGGCTGAGCATAGATAGTGATCGGCGCGTGAGTTTCAAAGTGCATCACTGGCGGCGCGCTGGCAGATTTCGCAGGCTGGCTTTGTTTATATGCCACAGTAGGCAGACTGTAAGGATGTAGTGGAGCAGCCTCTGCAGGCGCTGCCGCTACGCCCATGACACCTGCAACGACGGAAGCCAGCGCGGCAGTGCGCCGCCTGCTGGTCACATTTGCGGGGCCGTTCACAATTTCAGGGCCGTTCTCTCCAACAATACCGAACTGACCGCGCGGAATAATCCCACCACTGTCATACATCCCGGCAAACGGAACGGCAGCAGCCGCTGCTCCACCAACCACCTGCACCTGTGCTTTGTCTTGTGTTTTATTATTTCCGGTCATCCAGTCAGGCAGATAATCGGTGACTGAGGAAAGCTTGCTTTTGAGTGTCTCCCATTTGGCATTAATTCCATCGAGAATGCTGTCAATAATGGCGCTGCCCATGTCCTGAAACTTCGCAGGAAGCGCGGCAACATCAGCCAGGATCGAATTCCATTTATCACTAATAGATTGTCTGATATTGGCCCACGCTTCAGAAACGCCAGTTTTTATTGCATCCCAATTTTTAGCTATTAATCCCGGCAAGGTATAATTAAAGAACAGTGACTTAATCCCCTCCCATGCGGCGCTGGCCTTCTCTTTAATCCAATCCCATGCCGTACTTGTGGCATTACATACGGCATCCCACATTGCCTTGAATTTTGGCCCAAGCGTGTCCCAGTTCTGCCAGATATAAATAGCACCAGCGGCGATCAGCCCAATGACAGCCAGTATAGGATTTGCAAACATCAATCGGCCCAGCCATATAACTGACTTGCCAACAGAACTGATTGCTTTCCCAATAAGACCAAATGCAGATGAAAATTTTAGCCCCATCACCCCTGCGCTCATTCGCACTACTGCCATCGGCCCTAACACGGACGCCAGCGCCAGTGAAACAACCCCAGCGGCGGTGGCAACAATGGCAAAGCCAGCTGCCAGCTTAAACAGCGCAGAGGTCAATTGTGGGTGTCGTTTAACAAAACCATCCAGACGCGAAGCCAGTTCACCCAACCAGTCAGCCAGCTTCTTTAATGCTGGGGCAACTGTTTCACCGATACTAGCCATAGCATTGGTAAAGGAACCTGTAGCGGCTTCCCATTTATTACCAAGAGTATTCAAGGAGGCATCAACACGCTCGCGTAGAGAAGCCTGATTTTGTAGCTTTGAAGCCGTTTCACGATAGCCTGAGATGCCTTTGGTAATCATAATATTTAGCACCTGCAGCGTTTCCGCATCATCCCCAAAAATACCTTTTAGAGTAGCTAACCTTTTCTCAGTATTAAGCTTTTGGAGTTGAGCTAACTGCGTGTACATTTTCTCCAGCCCGCCAAACTCCCCCTTGCCATCCGTAAAATCGAACTTAACGCCAGTGCCTTTTAGTTCATCATTAGCATCCTTCACTTTTTCCGTATTCATGACTGACTGAAATACTTTTCGGTAGGCATTACCAGCTGACTCTCCAGCCATACCAGCCTGATCAGCCATAACTAATAGAGGAGCAAATGTCTTAGCCGCGTCCAATCCCTTTTTATGAATAATATCCATCGCGCTGCTGATTTTTGAGAACCCCTGCAGCATATTTCCTGAATCTACCCCCGCGTAGAATCCTTTCTGGATCACGTCCATCAGATTCATCATGTCTTTTTCGGAGGTCTGAGTAGCATCTTGTAACTTAGCCGCAAACTCAGCTGCTGCAGTGGGAGCCATCTGTAACTGCACGCCAAGATAAGCTGCTGACTCTCCCAAGCCGCCCAGGATGACCTGCGCCGACATACCCTGACGGCGTAGCATAGTCATCATGTTCTGAAAGTCGGCTGTTGTTCCCGGCAGCTTATCGCCCAAAGCAACTGCAAGCCGGTTAATTTTTTCAAATTCAGGCGCTACCTTTCCGCCCGGTCCCATCATTGAACCGGCGAGCTGATTCGCTGCATTTTCTGATTCTGAATAGGCTTTTACTGGAGCCAACAACGTCATGCCAGTAGCTACCCCAGCCGCCATCGCCCCTGCACCATTACCTGCCAGAGAGTTCCTTAACTCACGGGTCTTTTCAGCCTTGGCTTTGATAGCGTTGAGCTTTCGCTGACGCTCACCAACCTCGCGCAGCCTGCGCTCCTGCTCTGCCAGCTTCTGGTTATACTTCTCAGTTTCACGGGTAATTCTGGCGGTTTCCCGCGCTCCGCCCCCAGCAGATAACCCCAGCCTGTAAAGCTCCCCCCTGACTGCAGATAGCTGGTTTGTTTCCTGTTTCTGCTTTTGCTCAAGACGTGCAACAGCACGCCACTGAGCTTCAAGCGCCTGAGTTTGTTTTTTTGTTGGGGATTCCAAAGATGACATTTCGCGCGTCATCATCTGCGCGCGCAGTCTCGTCTGATCCAGCTCTGCACCTGTACGGCGCACGCTTTGCGATAGCTGGTCGAAGGATTTTAACTGGCCTCCCGCATCGCTCAGTTGCTTAAGCTGGTCGCGGGTCTGCCGGATTGCCGCTGCCAGCTCTTTTGAGCCAGCCTGGGCATTTTTAAAAGGGCGGGTTAACTTGTCAACCGCCCCCAAAACCACCTGCAGACGCAGGTTATTATCACTCATCGCTGGCCCCGCTTCGCTGAATTGCCTTATGCCGCCATTCCAGCACCTCAGTCAGCGGCATAACGTCAGTGATGGACGGCGACCAGTGAAAGATGGTGGCAATATCTGCCACCAGATCATCAACCGTCAGGTTGTCGGCAAATCGGCAAGCACCGACTTCGGCAACAAAAAAGTCACCACCTCTACAGCCATTGCTGTCAGATCGGCGGGGTCCAGCTCTGCCATTTCCTGCGCGGTCAGCGTCGGAGTGGAGATTCGCGGGATCACAGTCATCATCGCGCCCACGTCCATATCCATAATGGCCTGCAGACGGGTGCCACGCAGTGCGCCGGACTGCGGCTTGCGCAGCACAATTTCGGTAATTTCAGTTTTACCGCGCATGATGGGGGTATCCAGTTTTACGGTCTTTTCAGTCAGCTTGTCGCTCATGTTCGTATCCTGTTAATGAAATACTGGCGCGGCTGCCCGCGCCGTTAAGGTTAATCAGAGGCCGAGGGCATTACGGTGTTCTTCCATCAGATCCACGCCGTCAACGATTTCAACCATGTTGACCAGATCGACCTCATAGAGCACCTCACCGTTAATGGTCAGCTTCGCGTAGCTGTTGGTACTGCTGACCTTGGTGGTGCTGCTCTCGCCGGTTTTCCACTCGCCGGAATCCACTTCTTTATGACGCCCGCGCACAACCAGCTCAACAGCCTGCACTTCGCCAGTATCGTCACGCTGAATAGAGCCGGTGAAACGCAGCTGGATGCCGTCAACGGTTGCCTTACCCATCTGCTTGAATAACAGCAGTTCGGTGCCGCCGATTGAAAATTCCGTGTCCAGTGCGCCGTCATCCAGCCCCATGTCCACATCCACCGCGCCCGGCATACCGCCGCCGCGATACTTCTCAAACTTGCGGGTGAATTTCGGCAGGGTCAGAGACTCGACAATCCCCTGCCAGTTGTTCCCGTCGTTGAACAGGTTCAGGTGTTTTAACTTACGTGGTAAAGCCATGGTGTCCCCTTACGCGCTGACCTGGCTGGAGAAATCCAGCAGGTACTGATCGGTGATGCGCTGGCGCAGCATCAGGTTTTCAAGCGGCGGCACTGGCGTGTAGTCGTAGTCGATAGTGAGTTTCCCTGCTTTCAGGGAGTCTTTATCGTTCACCGACTCATCCAGCCAGCAGTCTGCACCGATGATGTAGCCCTGCGTTTTCAGGCTGCGCAGCTTGGCGCGGATACCTTCGATAATGTCACGGGCCAGCGATGGGTTGAGCACGCCATCCACCGCCCACATATGCGCTTCAGCGATGGTGTCAGCCAGCACCTGCGCCGTGCGGGTGTAGTTCTCAAAGGCAAACAGCGGATCGTCACTGAGGCAGCGGGAACCCCAGAAGCGGAAGCCGTCTTTGCGGATAAGCGTGGTGACGTCATTCTGGTTGAGCAGTCCCGCATCGGTTGCCGGGTCCTGCAGATCCCAGAACACATCAGCGGAAATGCCGGTGACACCGTTCACGCCCACGTTGGACAGGGTCTTGTGCCAGCCGGTCTGCTCGTCAATTTTGGCTCGCAGGCCGATCGCACGGGCGGAGGCGTAAGCTGTCGCGTCTGCATTCAGCACAGTGTCAAAGTTGATAAAGTCAGGCCAGATCAGCATCCCCTCGCGCTGGCTGAAATTGTCACGGTAGGCAATTGCTTCTTCTACCGTTTTGCAGCCGTAGGCGGACAGATAGGCAAACCCGCGAAGACTCTGCGCCACGCTCAGCAGCTCAGTGGCAACTGCCTGCGTGTCGTGTCCCGGCACACCGAGAATGCGCGGCTTGACACCGAGCTGCGACTGCGCCGATAGCAGCGCTTTCATGCCCGTTTTTTTACCGTCAGCAGTCACACCGCCGATAATGTTGGAGGTGGTTTCCGCTTCGGTTTCGCCCTGCGCCACGCGCACAACGACGGTCACGGGTTTAGCCTGGTCTGCAATCGCATCCAGCGAACGGGCCAGCGTGCCGGACTCTCCCGCTTTGCCGCTGGCGGTCAGCACATCGGTCAGCAGAACCGGCTTGTTGAGGGGAAACATAGACGCATCAGCATCATCGCCGGTGCAGACCATGCCCACGATGGCGGTGCTCACCGTGGTAATGGATCGGGTGCCCTCGTTGATTTCAACAACGCGCACCCCGTGGTGGTAATCCTGAGCCATAGCGGCGAACCTCCTGATTGGAATAGGCTTCGCCCTATGTTGTATTGATTACGTCACGCAGGCAGCTGCGCGGCGTTGTCCTGTTAATCACACAATGTCGCAGGATATTTGCGGTATAACGTCGAGATCCCCACATCAAAAATTAAAGCAACCCGCTGCCGTGTTTCACCTGCAGCAAGTAACCTGCCAGCCTGTCGAGCTTCCATACAACCAGCGTGTCTCCCTCTGATAACGTCCTGAGCAACCTTTTTAGCCCTGGCCTGTCTGCTGTTTTTCCGCTCATTTTGTCTTCAAAAATTAGCTCACATCCTGAGCGTTCCAGTGCATCACGCTGCAGCGCTGTGTTTTGCTCACTTGTTGATACGCGCACATAGCCGACTAACATTTGTTTTCCCTTATGCAAAAGTCCAAATAATGCCAGCCAGGCGGGAAAACAGCATTTTCTTAAACGTTGGTTTGAAAGAAGCGGCGAAGCGGGCAGTAGGAACCGGCGCGGGTCAAATCCCTGACATGTCAGCATTCGAATATGTGGGAAATGCTTCCGCCGGTTATCTGAAGTTGCCGAACGGCTTTAAATTGCAGTGGCTTGAAACCCCGGCAAAAGTGCCCGCAAGTTCAACCGGTGTGGGTTACTGGACATATCCATTTTCTGTCTGTTTGTTTGCGATTGCGGTACCGGTTGCTGTGACGCCAGCTCAGGCGGCCGGAAACGTTGTGGCCGGGGCATTTTCAAACGCAGCGGTAGAGCTGCATAACTGGGGGCAGATTCCTGCCGCTGCACGAATTTTAGGGGTTGGACGATGAGCGGATTTTATTTTTCAGCGAAAACTAATGGCGCGTACTCGCAAAATGACATTGAGATTTTTAAAGCGACTGGCACCTGGCCGGACGATGCGGTTTTAATGTCTGCGGAAGTGTTCAGCGAATTTTTTAGCGAACTACCCCCGGCAGGAAAAATACGCATCGCCGGGCCTGATGGTTTACCTGCCTGGGCTGACATACCAAAACCCTCGAAAGCGGAATTAATTAGTCAGGCAGAACAGCAAAAACAGCGCCGCATAGACGATGCTATGCAGTCAATTAGCGTTATACAGTTGAAACTTCGGGCGGGAAGAAAACTTACACCCGACGAGACGATTAATTTAAATCTGACGCTGGATTATATTGAGGCGGTGGAAGCGACAGACACCTCCACCGCGCCGGATATAAACTGGCCCGCTATTCCGGCTTAACAGGCCAGCTAATGTTGGGCGCTGTTGTGGTATCGACTCGCATCAACAGCACCCGGTATTTCTTCCATTCAGACAACGCGGCGGTTTCTTCTTTCGTCGCGATATCCGCGTCAACGGCATCCTGTCGCCAGGCTATTTCAGAATCCGCCCGCGCACGTAAATCACGTCGCGTTTGCTCAACCTGGGCAGCCCGTTCTTCAGGTGACAGGGATGGAATGTCAACCCAGACAGGATAACCATTATTATCCGTTCCGAGCATTTTCCCTTCCGGTGGGTACTGGCTATAAACAGCCATTACCTCATCGTTCACATCTGCGGCATGCTCCGGCCACGTTCCGGCAGAAATATAGGCTTCTTTTAGTGCTTCCGGGTAAAAAACGCCCTGATAAAATTTATTCATAAATACCCCACAGCGAAGAAACAGCAATCTTCCACAGCACCGGCTGGCGCCCAGTTTTGGATACTGATTTGAGAGCGATTAGCTATCCTGACGTTCATTGACTGACTGTAGCCCGATGTCGCCCTGCATCCCATTGCCCACAGGCCTGCGGTTGGAAATGCATAGGGCAGGTTGTAGATATTATTCTCTCCGCCGCGAGTCTGAATGATTCCCCACTGCAGCATTATTTTTACCGGATTATCTGTGGTTGCGAGACAGGGAATATACAAATAGCCATTTCCACCGGCGAAGAAAGAGAAATCTGAGGCACTCAATACCTGATTTTTTCCCACCCCCATAGAGGCCAGTGCCGCCGTACCAAGCTGAAGGGCCTTTCTGAAAGCGGCGACATTCTGAATATCACCACCGTTTGCACTTTTCTGCATCGCTCCGGCGGCCTGTTTTACCGTTTCTTCCAAATGAAGGTTTTTGGAAAAGCGGTTACACATAGCGAAATCTGTAAAAATCCTCCCACTGCGACAAAGAGGAGGAAAATTGATGGCCGTAATTGGTTATATCCGCGTATCAACAATCGACCAGAACAGCGATTTACAGCGTAATGCCCTCACAAGCGCAAACTGTGACCGCATTTTTGAAGACCGCATGAGCGGAAAAGTTGCCAGCCGCCCCGGTCTTAAACGCGCTTTAAAGTGCGTTAATAGCGGAGACACCCTGGTCGTGTGGAAACTGGACAGGCTGGGACGGAGCGTTAAAAACCTGATCGCACTGATATCAGAGTTACATGAACGCGGTGCCCACTTCCGCTCTTTAACAGACAGTATTGATACCAGCACTGCCATGGGGCGTTTCTTTTTCCACGTGATGTCTGCACTGGCGGAGATGGAACGCGAGCTGATCGTCGAACGAACACTGGCTGGGCTGGAAGCAGCTAGGGCACAGGGGCGCATCGGTGGAAGACCCAACGCATTAAAGCCGCATGAGCGGGAACAGATTGGGCGGCTATTGGCTAAGGGGCATACCCGCCAGCAGTTGGCCATTATCTACGGGGTGGGGTTATCGACGCTCTACCGGTATTTTCCGGTTGATGGTCAGAGGAAGGATGACGCGATAGGATTGTAATTCTTTTGCAAATGTTGAAACGCCGCAGCGATGCCATTTATCTCACGGAAATGGGCGCATTTATCGCGCGGCGCATCAATGAGCAAACGTAAAAACAAGAATAACCGCGCAGCGGTAGATCACAACGCTAAATCAGGCGGCGCTGCGGCGGAGGCGTTCAGCTTTGGCGACCCGGTGCCGGTGTTAGACCGACGCGAATTGCTGGACTACGTGGAATGCGTGCAGATGGACCGCTGGTATGAGCCGCCGGTGAGCTTTGACGGACTGGCGCGGACCTATCGCGCCGCCGTGCATCACAGTTCACCGATTGCCGTAAAGCGTGACATTCTCAGCAGTACCTACATCCCGCACCGCCTGCTCAGCCAGCAGGCTTTTGCCCGTTTCGTCCAGGATTATCTGGTGTTCGGTAACGCCTATCTGGAAAAGCGCACCAACCGGCTCGGCGGTGTTCTCTCACTGGAGCCAGCACTGGCGAAGTACACACGCCGTGGCGTGGACCTCGACACCTACTGGTTTGTGCAGTATGGCCTGACCACGCAGCCCTATGAATTTACACAAGGCAACATCTTTCATCTGCTGGAGCCGGATATTAACCAGGAGATTTACGGGCTGCCCGGCTATCTCTCCGCCATTCCGTCAACCCTGCTCAACGAGTCCGCAACGCTGTTCCGCCGGAAGTATTACATCAACGGCAGCCATGCGGGTTTCATCATGTACATGACCGACGCAGCACAGAATCAGGAGGACGTGAATAATATCCGCCAGGCAATGAAAAGCGCCAAAGGGCCGGGCAACTTCCGCAACCTGTTTATGTATTCGCCCAACGGTAAAAAGGACGGCATCCAGATCATCCCGTTATCGGAGGTTGCGGCGAAAGATGAGTTTCTGAACATCAAGAACGTGAGCCGCGATGACATGATGGCAGCGCACCGCGTACCGCCGCAGATGATGGGCATTATTCCCAACAATACCGGCGGCTTTGGTGATGTGGAAAAGGCCAGCCGCGTCTTTGTCCGCAACGAGCTGATGCCGCTGCAGAAGCGACTGCAGGAGCTTAACGACTGGCTGGGCGAAGAAGTGATCCGCTTTGAGCCGTACACGCTGGGACTGACAGAAGACAAGCGCAACGACTGACCCACCGCACCACGACAACAATACTGCCCCTCACAGCGCCCCAGCAGCATTCTGCGGGGCGCTTCTTTTTTGCTGCCACTCCCTCACCCTCGCCAATTGAAGCCGCCAGCGTGCCGGAGATTGCGCCGGATTTTCACTATTTCACCCCGTTGCGCGCGCTCGTATCCCCGCCACGCCTGCCCGCTTTGTGTAGTGGTTTTCATGCACCTGCATGACATAAGCAAAAGCCCGCCAGTTCTGGCGGGCCTCAGCAAAAACGATCCTCAAACGATCATGCGATTTCATGCGGCATAGACATGCACAACAGCACTAACGCCTCGCTTGGCTCGTTGTTCAACCTTGCGGACGGTAAAAACCAGTTTTATCGTCCGCAACGTTCGCTAATGTAACCAGCTGTCGTCCTCCCAGACCTGCTGCATTATCTCCATCACTCGCTGTTTGTCTTCATCCAGCTTTAACCCGCTCAGCTCAACGCCATTGGCGCTGCCCTTGCGGATACGAATTGCTGTTTTGGGATACAGAGGGCGCAAATTACGGTAAAGCTCGGATTCAAGGGCGTCCAGTGTAGACTGGCTAATCTTCTGCTCTTTATCGATCATTATTTCAATGCGCATACAGATTCCCTTTAACTGGTTACGTCCATTGACCGACAGTATTCATGGCTGCGGATTTTCGCCATCAACTCGTCGGTCAGTTCGGACACCCACTGGATAGCCAGCCGCTTTTCTTCGTCGCTGCACTCACTAGCCGCTACAAGCTTGATAAAAAAATCAATACGCTGGAGCTTTAATGACTCCAAAAGATAGTCCTGCATCATCCCTCCTATCATTACACGGATACACAACAACTGTATATATACCCACTGTTTATGTGTACAGTATATGAGTGATTTAAAAATGTAAAACTCTTTTTTGTCAGTTAATTGGATAAACTGACGCCAGTCAATAAAGCACGAATTGTTAAAGCTGCGGCATCAGTACCACTGACGCCATTTGTCATCTTCCTGCAGACGGTTGTTGCGGTAAAAAATACGTAGCCCTCCACCTGACGGAATACTGCCGCCGCGCAGAAGCAGGTCAATCTCTGACTCGCAGCCATCGACCCCTCTGGAACTCAGCTCTGCCTCAAGCTGCAGGCGCTGCTGCTCCGAAATATTCTGTTTGTAGGCTTTTTTCCGCTTAGGTTTTACCAGTCTTAACCTGGCTGTCAGCTCCCGCCGTTCCTTCTGGCCCATGTTGTGGAGATATTCCTGCAGCTCCTTCTCATCCATGGTTTTAATATCGGGTAAATCACCCCCTGATTTGTTCAGATTTTCAACAGGGGGACAGTTATTGCCACGAGTCCAAGGGGCGCAAGCGCCCTGGTCGGCTGTCGCCTCCTGAACGTCAACGGCCTTACGAACCTTTTTCCACTTCACCGCGTGCGTGCAAATCTTGCCCTCTGCAATCGGGGACCAGATGCCATAGATACGGATACCGTGATCGCCGTAGGCGCTCGGTTCATCGTTAAGCTCATAAGCCGTGCGGACAAGGTGATGTTTGCGGGGAACCAGTACACCGCCCTGCTTCATGATGTAGGTGGCAAAGCAACCCGCATCTGCAGCTGCCAGTACCGCATCCAGACGCGGATTATCCAGTACCGGCGCACCCGCTTTGCGTTCGTCCTGCAGTCTCGCCGCCTGACCAGCCAGCAAGCGCAGCTCGCGGTATGCCTGACGCCCCGGAATACCAAAGAAACGAAATTGCTGGACACGGTGCAGTGACGCCCAGGCGCTGACATGCTCGGCGCTGTCACGCAGTGATCTGCCGGTTTCTTTGCTGATTTCTTTAGCCAGCCCGCGCCCGTCGATGTTCTTGCTGATGTATTTAGCGATATAGCTGGTCGGCGTGCCCTTGCGCGGGTTGATAAGCTCGGACTTGAAGCGCGGCCCTGTATTGGTGCCCAGCTCCTCGCGGTCTTCACGGATGGCAAACTTACGCAGCAGCGCGGTGATGGAACGGCGGTCTTTTTTGCGCATGAAGCACAGCAGGTGCCAGTGCACGGTGCCGTCATGGTGCGGCTCTGCCACCCGGACGCCATACCAGCGTAGCCCGGCCTTGTGCATTGCCTTGCGGAAAGCGGCGAACGTATCAACCAGATAGTCACTGCTCTGCCGGACAGTGACACTGGTCCACTTCGGATTAGGTCTGCCGTTGTTAAGGGTTGCGTGGAAGCGTGACGGGCAGGTGATGGTATAAAACACCGCGCAGTCTCCGCGCATTTCCGCGATCAGCTCCAGCCCCTTAACACAGGCCATCATTTCATTACGGCGGTGTGCCGGGTTGCTGTTGCTGGCGTTCACCACTTCTTCCATGTCCAGCGTGTCGCCGTCCTCGTTGACCAGCTCATGCGAGCGGAAGAACTCCAGCGATTTGCGGCGCTGCTCGCGCTTGTGGATCACGGCTTCGTAGCTGACATACGGTGATGCTTTTTTGTTTACCAGGCAGACGGCGCGCAGTTGTTCCTCCCGCCACTCGCAGCGCATCTGCCACAATTTGCGATACCACCAGTCCGCGCACAGCATACGCGCCAGCGACGGTGGGATCAGTTCATAGGGCACCGGCTTGCGGCGGCGCTTTTTGCGGCGTAACTGCTCAAAGGCAGGCGGGATGACCTCAAGGCGCATCGCCTCTGCGGCAACCCTTTCCCATGCCTGGCGGATTTCTTCTGGTTTAACATCATCGCTGACAAACAGATCACCGCAGGCCGAATCAAGACACATGCTCATATGCGCCGCAACCAGCGTGGAAAGGCGCTTAACCTGATCCTGATTCATTTCAGGCAGTACCAGCAGCCCCTCCAGCCCGTCATGGCTCGCCATGAACCGGAAAGAGGCAGACACCTGACTGTCACGTACGCGCTCCAGCCGCTCAAGACACGGCCTGATCGTTTCGCGCAGGTAGCGGGAATAGGCTTTTTCTCTGCCCAGACTATGGAAATATTTAATCCGCTCCAGTAGAGGCTTGCTGATATGGGACGGCATGGCGTTAACGTCAGCCAGAATGACCAGATCGGGATTAAAACGCTGCTGCTCGCGCGCCATTTTGGCACGACTAATCAGCCGGTCCTGCTCCATTTCGCGCTGGACAGGATCACGGGATTCATTGAAGAAATAGCGTTCCCAGACCTCATCGCTCAGCGTCTCACGGCGCAGCTGCTCCTGCTCGTTATCCGCAGCGTAAAGAGCGATCAGGTTTGAAAGCGCAGACTCCGGCGCAATTTCCGCCGGGTCCAGATATGGGTTAACCGCTTTTTTAGGGTTACTCCATGAAAAGGCCACGGCGGCCTCATTCGAGCCGCCGGTGGTTGGTGCATTATGTAATGTGAATTTACTCACTGCCACGCCCGCACCTCAGTTTCCACCGAGATATCTGGACCGGACGCCAAATCGACACCAAACCAGCCTGCTGATTTTGTGGCGATGATTTCTGCTGCAGATTTACTCTCACCGGCAGCCACACCCATGCTGCGCTTTGCAGTGATGCGATGGCGGGTAAAATTACGATAAAGCGAACGGGTCAGGGACGTGTCGCTGTTGGACACGATAACCGGATGACCTTCTGATGACCGGCGCTCAAGAATAGACGCCAGATGATACTGATCGTCTTCTGTAAAACCGGCAGTGTGATAACCGCTAAATGTGCCATCGTATGGCGGATCACAATAAACAACATCACCAGCCTGCAGCAGCGCCAGTGTTTCATCATAGCTGGCACAGATAAACGTTGCGCGTTGAGCCTTTTCTGCAAAAGCGCGTATTTCACTTTCAGGAAAATACGGTTTTTTATAATTACCGTAAGGGACATTAAAATGACCGCTCAAATTATAGCGGCACAATCCACGATAACCATGGCGATTAAGATAAAGGAAAAATACAGCTTTCCAGAAATCGGTGGTTTCAGCCGAATGATTAAAATCCTGACGGATGTTGTAATAAGACTCAGCGCTATTTGTGCCTAAAAAGAATCCTTTTGCATTTGAAATAAATTTCTCGCAGTCAAATGCAATATGCTTAAAAAGATTTATCAGGTCTGGATTGATATCCGCGACAAGATAATGAGGATAGTCTGTCGCCATCATTACAGCGCATGAACGGCTTTGTTGAATAAATCGAACTTTTGCTGAGTTGAAGGATCAGATCACGCATCTTCCCGACAACGCAGACCGTTCCGTGGCAAAGCAAAAGTTCAAAATCACCAACTGGCCCACCTACAATAAAGCCCTCATCAACCGTGGCTCCATAACTTTCTGGCTGGATGATGAAGCTATTCAGGCCTGGTATGAGTCGGCAACGCCTTCATCACGGGGAAGACCTCAGCGCTATTCTGATCTCGCCATCACCACCGTTCTGGTCATTAAACGCGTGTTCAGGTTGACCCTGCGGGCTGCACAGGGTTTTATTGATTCCATTTTTACACTGATGAATGTTCCGTTGCGCTGCCCGGATTACACCAGTGTCAGCAAGCGCGCAAAGTCGGTTAATGTCAGTTTCAAAACGTTCACCCGAGGTGAAATCGCGCATCTGGTGGTTGATTCCACCGGGCTGAAGGTCTTTGGTGAAGGCGAATGGAAAGTCAAAAAACACGGCAAAGAACGCCGTCGTATATGGCGAAAGTTGCATCTGGCAGTTGACAGCAAAACACATGAAATCATCTGTGCAGACCTGTCGCTGAACAATGTGACGGACTCAGAAGCCTTCCCGGATCTTATCCGGCAGACTCACAGAAAAATCAGGGCAGCATCGGCAGACGGCGCTTACGACACCCGGCTCTGTCACGATGAACTGCGGCGTAAGAAAATCAGCGCGCTTATCCCGCCCCGAAAAGGTGCGGGTTACTGGCCCGGTGAATATGCAGACCGTAACCGTGCAGTGGCTAATCAGCGAATGACCGGGAGTAATGCGCGGTGGAAATGGACAACAGATTACAACCGTCGCTCGATAGCGGAAACGGCGATGTACCGGGTAAAACAGCTGTTCGGGGGTTCACTGACGCTGCGTGACTACGATGGTCAGGTTGCGGAGGCTATGGCCCTGGTACGAGCGCTGAACAAAATGACGAAAGCAGGTATGCCTGAAAGCGTGCGTATTGCCTGAAAACACAACCCGCTACGGGGGAGACTTACCCGAAATCTGATTTATTCAACAAAGCCCGCATGAACCTGCGAAAGGTTCAACCAGTCGCGGACCAGCAGGAAGGTGCTTAATCAGTTCCGGCATGATGGCGGTTTTATTTCCCGCCCATTTCAGAATGGTGCTCATTTTGCACCGCCTTTCTCAATATCATCTGCATAATGCCATTTACCATCTGGGGCAATCAGGGCACCATCCGAAACACCACTTTCTGGATCGCGGAATAATGCCAATCCCATAGGGTGTAGAATTTCTTTATTAACTCGAACAATCAGGCCAAGAGCGCTTAGCTGGTTCCAGTCGAGCCAATGACACCCTCCAATCAGATCACGGCTTGCAGGAGTTGCTGGGAAATTATCAGGACACAGATTAGACCAATGAGATACGTTCTGATTAGCCTGAGCTTCATTAATAAGCCTAGTAATCTCATATTCCAGCTGTTGTCCTAGCGCTGTTTTCGTGCAGTGATCTGCCCATTCGTTTTCATGTAGCAGCGCAATAATGCCGACTACATCATTAACAATTGGCGGTTCCGCCAGCGCAGCCTTATAAAGAGCTATATCCTGCCCAAAACCGTGCGGCTTGCCCCACATTTCAGCAACCGCCGCGTGTTCGATTTCGCGCAATTCGGTTCCATCAGTCCAAGCCACCGGTGATGCTGCAGAATTTCTGCAATCCCGTAGTTCCTCTAATGCGGAAACAATATTTGAATGATAAATCTGGTCAGCATGACGCTTATCGTCACCAGCGTTATCACTAGCCAGTGACTCAATTGCTATAAGTTGATTCAAACTTTCATCGGTTATGCGGTTCATGGTCATGCTGCACCGCCTTGCGCCAAGGCTTTGATGACACCTACTGTCATTTTGCAATCCGCTAAAGCACGGTGTGCCTGCCCCTCGACCACAACCCCTTCATGCGCGGCGGCATCAACTAACTTATGCCACTTATAACCGTGATATTTCCCCGGTTCGCCACGATATTCTGCATATAACTTCATGGCGCACAGAGAATACTCATCCATAAATGAAGATAATCCGTCCGTCCCTAATCCATTTAATTCCGCTGTTTGACGAATCAGACGAGTATCATAATCAGCATTATAAATAACGAATCCATAATTAAAGAACAGATCGGCTACTGCACCATGAACATCTTTCCAAGTTGGTGCATGAGTAACCATTTCATTGGTAATGCCATGAATAGCGATAGCCTCATCGGGGATAGGCTTAGTAGGTTTAATTAGCGTATTCAGCATAATAAAACCATTTTTATCTATGATGCAGATCTCAACGATTTCCGCATCATCACCCAATCCAGTAGTTTCGGTATCAATAAATAAGCGCCCATCATCAAGCCAACGTTTTGCACGCTGGCTAATTGTCGTATTAATAATGCTCATACAGCACCTCCATTGTAGTGTTTGCCTTTCAGCTCTGCGATTTCCTGACAGGTGACGCAGCACTGCACGCCCGGAATGGCGCGGCGGCGTGCTGGCGGGATCGGTGCATCGCAATCAATGCAGAGAACACGGGAAACGCCCGGCGCTTTATTACGGGCGGTGTGGATGTGGCGCTGGCGTTCTTCTTCAACGCGCTGCTGTACAAGGTCCATTGAATCAGCCATCAGTGGATCTCCTGCGCTTCGTTCTGAATCTTCACAGCTTCCTGACGCAGCAGCTCAGCTGCTTCCGTGTGGTTAAGCTGACGTGACACGATACGAGCAGCTAAAGAATCCAGACGCGCAGCCATCACATCTGCACGTCCCCGGCGTTCTTCTTTGCGTGCTTCACTCAACAGCAGGTTTAAACCAGCATCATCTGGTCCGGTTTTAGTGGTACGGGTTTCAATATTTCGCATCGTTGTTTCTCCTGAATTTGGGCAATAAGAAGCCCGGCGGGTTTACGCCATTAATTTCTGTTGTGGATTAATTCGGCATGGTTAGCCGTTTGGGAAATAAGCTCACCACTGCACGAAAATGATTCATTGCTTTCACCAGTTCCCGCTTTTCGTCAGTAGTCAGATCACTAATATTGACGCCGTGACGTTCTGCCGGAATTTTTGCCATATAAAAAATGGCTGCCAGTGCCCGCTCATTCTGTTTATTATTTACGTCGCGTGGGTCGCGCATATCTTTAATAAACCTTTCAAGCTCCGGCTCAATATTCAGACCAAACACTTTAGCCCTCAATTCCGCAATATGGTTCAGTCCGTCCAGGCGTTCACCGGGGCTTAATGGAACAGTCGCCGTAGCGCCTTCAATAGCCATGATTTCCCCTGTTTGGTTGTGGACAGGTCAGCCAGCAGTTCATCCTGAGAGCGGCACGGGTGCCAGCGCTTGCCATCCTTCCCCATGATCCAGCCGTGACCGTAATGCATTGCCTGACTTTGCTTAACGAGAAGTGACGCGAAAGATGGTTCATTAGTCAGCATAACCACCTCAGATCAGACCGAACGAAGCGCCGAGGCCTGTCACGGTATCCACCGCGCTTGCCATCGCCGGGTTAGCCTGCAAACGCGCCTGCATCGAAACGGCAGCCAGTGCCATCAGACGAGTAACAGAGTTAATGCTGCTGATAACATCGCGGCGGCCTGCGGTGGTTTTCACATCACCCGATACGGCACCGGCAGCAACACGTCCGATTTCAGCAGTAGCGCTCATGACGTAATGTGGCAGCTTCTCTTTTGCCACTTCGTTCATCGGTACGCATGGCAGGCAGTGAATCTGAGCCAGAAAACCGTCAACCAGCGTGGAGTCCTCAGTAAGATCGGTAAGCAGCCAGATTTCCGACGGCGTGAGCTGATGCGGTTGCTCTGGGTTCAGTTTATTACGCAGCGTCTGGACATTCATTCCTGCGCGTTCTGCCAGCTTAGCCATGTTGTGACGCAGCGCAAATGCCCGGCAGGCTTCGTCAAAGTGCGGATGTTTGGAAATCTTATAATCAAACATGTAAAGCGCCTCTCTATATCCCAAAATGGAACTATCAGGCTTGCATTGCGATTTCACAGCCTTGAGCTGCTTCCATCGTCAACGCAAACATGTTTACTTCAACAAGGCTGTTTACCCCTTCTTTTTTACGGATAGGTAAACGACCTTCGCGGACCATCTGGCGGGCATAGCTAAGCTTGTAACCAGTACGGCGGCAGAACTCATCCAGTGTGATGAATGGTTCAGACACCACAAGGTTGATGCTGGGGCGCATTGAAAAATTGCTTTTCATGATGCACTATTCCTCAGTTTGTGTTTTAAACTTCACTATTCGGAACTATTCGCAGTTATTCCGAACACCACAAAACCGATGATAGGATCGCATTTTAAATATGTCAAACACAAAAGAAACCCCACAGGCGATCTCACCCTATAACTTTTCATCTCAAAATGGTGGGAAAGATGCAATAACACGCATACTTCAGGCCTACGGATTCAGTACAAGACAGGCTCTATGTGATCATTTGGGTGTGTCCCAAAGCACCATGGCGAACCGCTGGATGCGCGATACTTTCCCGCATGACTGGCTAATTGCCTGCCATCTCGATACAGGTGTGTCTATGCTTTGGCTTACCACGGGACAAGGAAAACTCACTACAGAGTCAAGCTCTGACGCAACATTGCTTTTGCAACTAAAGGAAATCACAAATGGGGTATACGCTTCCATCACGCAGGTTGCCTATGATTCCAACCTCGTGCCTCAAAACGCCGCAGATCCGTTCTTTGTAAAGTTCGAAAGCACATACTATCTAGCAGAAGAATTTACAGGCGAGATCACCGATGGAATATGGCTCATTGAGCTAGATGGGCTTTTGAGTATCAAACAGGTGTACCGCCTCCCAGGCGGGCGCTTGCGCGTAGAAAATGGCCCAGCATCATTTGAATGTTCAGTATCTGAAATAAAGGTTCAAGGTAAAGTCATCAGCAAAACTGAGTTTATGGAATAAGGAGATTAAAATGAGTCAGTTCAGCGCATTAAACTACTCGCATAATAGAGATAAGGCCATTGCAAACCTTATAAATATTATCGAGGGTATGACATGCGACGGAAAAGTCAGTGAAAAGGAAATGATTTTTCTTGATACATGGTTATTAGAATCTGAAATAATTTCGCAAAATTATTATGTAGGTTGCATTAGAGATAGGATTGCAGACATTCTTTCTGATGGCATCGTGGAACAAAACGAACTAGATGATTTAAAAGAATTGCTACTTGAGATGCAGCGCGGACTGATAGACACACCAAACATTGACCTGTATTCAGTTGACTCTGACAAGCATTTACTGGAAGGGTTATGCAAAGGACTGGCTTCTGATTATCATCTTAGCAATGAAGAAATTAGCTATCTTAATTGGTTTCTCTCCACGAATGCCTCTCTTAAAAATAACTACCCCGGAAAACATTTATATGAATTGATCAGGGAAATTCTCAGTGATGGGGTCATCATTGAAGACGAGCGCATTTCGTTATTGCAAGAGATTACCGCTTTAACTGGTTCTAATATTTCTGAGGGAATAGTTGACGGATATTCCACAACATCACCAGTAGATCTCATAGACACATTTACCCCTGAAAATAGCAAAGTATGTCTTACAGGGAAATTTCTATGCGGTTCCCGCCGCCAGTGTGAAGCCGACTTAATAAAATTAGGGTGCAAAATATCTGATCGCGTCACTCAAGATCTGGATTATCTCATCATCGGAGCGCTTAGCTCTAAAGACTGGAAATTCCAGAGTTTTGGTAGAAAAATTGAACAGGCAATAGAGTACCGAGATAACAAAGGTGCTTCTCTTAAAATCCTCAGTGAAGAACATTGGCAAAGCTTAATGCGTTCAGTAAGCCAGGGTTAAATGATGGCTGTCAGCAAATTAAGCAATGGGAAATGGCAGGCGCAAGTCTTCCCAAACGGCAGAAATGGGCGGCGCATTCGCCGCCAGTTTGCCACTAAGGGTGAAGCCCTAGCATTTGAGCGCCATGAAAAGGAAAAAGCACAAGACAAACCTTGGCTTGGTGAAAAGACCGATAAACGGCGCGTAAGGGATTTAGTTACAGCCTGGTACAACGCACATGGCGTAACACTAGCCGATGGAGAAAAGCGCAAAAGTGCCATGGAGTTTGCCTGTCTAGCCATGGGCGATCCCCTAGCAACCGAATTCAACGCTAAATTATTCTCTACGTACAGAGAACAGCGGTTAAGCGGGAAAATAACACGTTCTGACCGTGTGAAATCTGTAACCCCTCGTACTGTAAACCTCGAACTGGCTTACTTTCGGGCTATGTTCAATGAGCTGAAAAGACTTGATGACTGGACCGCACCCAACCCGCTGGAAAACGTCAGAGAATTTAAGATTGCAGAAATTGAACTGGCCTGGCTTACCGTCGAGGAGGCCACACGTCTGCTTGAGGAGTGCGAGAAAAGCAAAGCAAGTGATTTAACCACTATCGTTAAAATCTGTCTTGCGACCGGCGCACGATGGGGAGAAGCCGAAAATTTAACTGGCAAGCAGATTAGCCCCGGTAAGATCACTTTCATCAAAACGAAAGGTAAGAAAAACCGCACGGTTCCAATCAGTGATGAACTTTATGAGCTGCTACCCAAAAACAGAACTTCCAAACCGCTTTTTACCGGATGTTATTCAGCATTCAGGAGCGCAATAAAGCGCGCAGGAATCGAGCTTCCAGATGGTCAACTTTCACATGTTCTACGCCATACTTTTGCCAGCCATTTCATGATGGGTGGCGGCAATATTCTGGTCTTACAACGCATCCTCGGACATACGGATATTAAGGTGACAATGCGGTATGCTCACTTCGCACCAGACCACCTAACAGAAGCGGTTCAACTTAACCCTTTAACCCTGATAAGTGGCAGCAAAATGGCAGCACAGCGCACCACTATGCAATACTTTTCGACAATATACGAAATCCTATGCAGTTGA